TATACTGGTGGTACACCGGGACGGACACCCCCCCCAGTCTGGACCGGTCAGCAGGGCCGGGGATACTTCCCCCCCTTGGTCCCCGGCCCTGCGATCCCATCCACACAAATAAGGAGCAAACCAGTGCAGGACAACGACTACAACGGCCACACCCCCGACGACTCGACGGCGGAGGACGCCCCGAAGATCAGTCCCGACACGAAGATGTCCTTCACGGACTTCGCTCAGTGGCTGTTCAAAGACCACGAGGGGGACACGCAGGTTCCTCCCCTCGAAGAGTTCATGCTGACGATGCAGCAGGTCGCCGACATGTCGACCATCACGAAGTTCAGCGTCTACGACCTCGTCCCGACCGACGACGGCCTGGGGCTGGAGGTCCACATCTTCGAGCGCTCACTCGACGACTGGATGACGCTGGTGAGCACCGTCGCCTTCGCCCAGATCACCAAGAGCCACGAAATCCTGCGTCCCATCCTCCGCACCGACCGCGCCACCAAGGCGGAGAAGGAAGAGCAGGAGCACGCGGAGGACCTCTCGAAGGCTCTGCGCAACCTCTTCGGCTGACACACACAGGGCAGGGAGGCGACCCGAACGCTTCCCTGCCCTGACCTGTACTTGACACATACGTATACCGCATGGTAGGATAGATTATGCCCGCAATTAGCCAGCTTCGCATCCCCGCGCGACACCGCGCCACACTGCCCGAGCCGAAGGACGCGCGGTTCCCGTGCAACTTCTGCCGCACGAACGACCACAACCTGTGCCCTCGGGTGTACAGGAACGGGTCGGGATCCATCCACTTCTGCCCCTGCAACACTCAGCACGACCCTCGCGTGGTCCGGTGCACCGAGTGCTACAACACGAACGAGGGCGAGGTGGACACGAAGGTCTGGCTCTGCAACGACGTCGAGGCGTGCGGCGAGCGGATCATGCGCCGGGTCGAGAAGACCGAGGTGTACCAGCAGATCACGCAGGCTCAGGACTCCGCCCGCGAGAAGCAGATCGCGGAGGGCAAGCGCAAGCCCGCACGCCCGCGCGGCGAGGGTCGGCCCAAGACCGGCCAGTGCCTCTGCTGCGGCGAAACCACGGGCGGCGGCAAGTTCAAGCCCGGGCACGACGCGCGCATGGTCAGCCAGCTCGCGACCAAGGTCCAGGAGGGTGCCGACGCGGACAAGGTCAAAGCCGACTTCGCCGCGCTCGGTGTCTCCGACGCACTCCAAGCCAAACTCGCCAAGCGGATCGGAAACCTGTGATGAACATCGAAGAGCACGAGGCCGAGTGGGCCAAGAAACGAGACGCGGAGGACGCGCAGAAGGCGGACGGCATGCTGAAATTGCTGTCGTTCCTCATGTTCGTCAGCTTCTGGATCTTCGCCGCGCTGGTCGTGAACAAGCTAGCCGACATCGTCGGTGCGAACGGCCCTGGCGTCGCCCTCATGCACGTCCTGGCGTGCGGGTTCTCTGGCATCATCGCCTTCGCCTTCTACGCCACGCGCGCGGGTGGTGGCCGGTAAATGCCCAAGATAGCAGGACGCAGGACCTACAAGCAAGAGCGACCGTACCAGGACCTCTATGAGGCTCCCAAGGGTGACGGCCTCGACCCGCAGATCGACTACGACCACGCGGTCTACTTCGACCCGGGCAACCGGTATACCGGGGTCGCGATCTTCCAGCGTGACCCGCTCGATGACACCTGGGACTGCGTGGACGCGTTCACCTGGGACATCGAAGCCGAGGGCGCGAACATCGAGAAGCTGTGGAACTGGCTGTCGGCCTGCCTGGGTCGCGGTGAGTACGACATCGTCGGGTACGAGAAGTTCCGCCTGTTCGAGGACAAGGCCAAAGAGCAGACCGGCTCGGAGTTCGGCGCGTCGCAGCTCATCGGCGTGATCAAGTACCTTCACCACCGCAACATCACGATGAACCGGTGGCCTCGTCAGCCGGTGGAGCTGGTGCAGTTTCTCCCGGAAAACAAGAAGGCCGTCGCAGGTATAATGAAGAAGCGGGGGATCAGCTCGGAGGCCCGCCGTCGCGGCACCTTCGGTGATCACGCGTGGGACGCCGAACTCCAGGGCTACTACGACATCATCAAGAACCGAGGGTGGAACACCGCCCGCAAAGCACCGACAGAGAAGGAATAATAGCCTCCCTCTGCGGTGGCGTAACCATCATGGCTTTTTCACCTCAAACACATCACACGCTGCGGGGGCAGGTTGGCCTCGCGTACCAGCCCGAGACTCAGGCTAAGACCTACGACAGCAAGTGCCGCAAGTCTTGCTGCTGGACCCCGTTCAAGTGCGCCAAAGACCTAAACTGCAACTGCCACAAGAAAGAGAGCAACTAATGCAAGGCACCGACACCGCCACTGACCTGCCGTCCATCAAGGACGCGCCGAACCGCCCGACTCACGCGATGCTCAAGGTGGGCAAGTCCGTGATCAAGACGAAGATCGACTGGGAGGCGTACGACCCCAAGAAGCCGGACCGGTTCACGGTGTGGGGCTTCAACAAGAAGTACGACGTCAGCCGCGCTCGCATCACCTTCTGCAAGAAGATCAAGTGAGCGCCCACGAGTCCCCGATGCCGGGGCAGGTGTACCAGACCGTCCAGGCCTTCACGTCGTACGACGCCGAGGTCGGGCGGTTTGAGACGCTCGACCTGGACAAGGCCCAGGTCATCACGTCCATGGTTGCCGGTGAAAGCGGTAACCACAAGGTGATCCTGGACATCGACCTCCCGGCACAGTTGATCCCGTCTACGACTCCTGGCCACTTTCACCTGTACATCGACGTAGAGGTGCCCGAACCTGAGTACGTAAACATGCTGGAAGCCATGGCTAAGGCGGGCGTGATCGAAAAGGGTTACTACGGTGCCAGCAAAGAGCGTGGGTTCACTGCCGTGCGGCTCCCCTGGGTGAAGAAAGAGGCCCCGGTTGAACACCCCGGCGCCTAAGGGCTGGTTCAACTGCTACTGCGGTCGCGTACACCCTTTGTCCTGGTTGGGGCGCACCGTGCCGTCCCACGAGCAGACTCTCAAATCCCAATCCCACACAATCAAGGAGATAAACCGTGCCAAAGAAAACCCCGGGTCCAGTCCTGCTCCCAGCGATCCCGCTGGTGAAGGACAACGTCCAACGTCTGCCTGAGTTCGCAGGGGAGGGCGGCACTCAGATCGTGTCGTACTCCGAGCTGGACTCGTACCGGCAGTGCCCGCTCAAGCACATGCTCTCGTACAAGGAGCGATGGAAGAAACCGGTGGTCGAGGGTTCGCCCCTCCGACGCGGTTCGCTCTGGCACCTCGTGATGGAGGAGCACTACGGCGTGATCATGGCGTCGTACCCCAACGGTCGCGACCCGATCCCCGACTACCAGGTCGACCTGGTGCTGGAGAACGCCTGGGAGAAGATCAAGCCCCTGCTGTTCGACCCCCAGACCGGCAACCAGTCCCCCGACCAAGAACTCATCCAGTGGATGTACGAGGGTTACGTGGAGAAGTGGGGGGTGGACAACGACTGGCGCATCGTCGCAATCGAGTACGCCTTCGAGGTCCCACTGCCCGACAACCAGGGCCAGGTTTCGCGCTACATCCTAAAGGGCAAGATCGACATCATCGCCCAGTCCCGCGAGAACGGCGGTCTGTGGATCTGGGACCACAAGTCGGGCAAGGACCTGCCGACCGCCATGGCCCTCGAAATCGACGACCAGTTCGGTGGCTACACCTACGCGCTGAACACCCTCGGCTACAAGGTTCGCGGCTCGATGCACAACGCAGCGCGCACGACCCAGAACAAGGGCGACCTCCCCGGAGCGATCATCAAGGGCGCGGTCAAGAAGCAGACCCTCGAACAGCGCATGGGCCGGACCTTCCTCAACCGCACCGCGCGGGAGGCGCAGAACCTGGCCCAGGACGCGTGGGCGGTCGCGAGCAACGCGTACCCGGAGCCGGGGGCCGAACTCCCGCTGTACTCGTCGCCGGACGCCCGGTCGTGCGGGTGGAAGTGCGACTACAAGGAGATCCACATCATCGCGCGCCAGGGTCGGGACATCCACGAACTCATGGACGAGTACGGGTTCTCCCAGGACTTCACGAGGCACTGATGAGTCTCGCTACGAAGTTGGCGCTGAAAGACGCGATCCAAGCCCACCTGGCCGACGAGGTACCCGGTGCCCAGCTCGCGGAGTACGTCATCCAGGCGACTCACACGGACGGCACCGCCGACACGGTGGGCGCGGTCGCGTACTGGCGGGACGTGGACGCCGCCACGTTCCACTCGGTCCTCGGAATAGTGACCTACGCTTACGTGAGCGTCTCGACCGCAGCAGCGAGGAATGAGGGCTACGGTGATTAAGTACATCGCGGTGACGGTCTCGCACACCGGCACGACCCCGCCCAACGTGGTCCGCACCATGGCTTACGCCGAGGCCAAGCAACAGGCCAAGCGGGAGCACGCACTACTGTTGACTGACGCTGACGCGGCGAAGTCCGCCACAGTGGAGAGAATCCCTTTCATGCCGGGCGTCTCGCAAGTCACAAGCTTCACCTACGAGATTGAGATTGAGGATGGGGAAGCGTAACCCGTTCTGGGTGACGTCTCATCGTGAGCGCGGGCGTGACCTGCACACGTGGCACTGCCGCCTCTGCCCCCGGCGCAAGGGCGGCTACCTCACTCAGTCCGAGGCTAACCTGAAAGCCAAGTCTCACTTCCGCTTCTCGCATCGCTGAACTGGCGCGCGCCCCAACCCCTATGGTATACTAGCCGTAGGGCGCGGGGCGCGCGCCTTTAGAGTTAGGACAGCCATGAGCAACACCAGCTACACCACGCACGAGAAGTCAGCGAGAGAGATACACGTCCTCCCGGTGGCGGATCTCATGGTCCACGAAGAAACCGAGGACTGCATCTGCGGTCCCCTGGTGCAAGTGGGTCCCGAAGGGGTGGTCGTCGGTCACCGCTCGCTCGACGGGCGAGAAGTACTTGACAAGCACTAACCCCGCATGATATACTAGTACTATCCCGCCCGATCCAGCAGAGGAAGATATATGCCAAAAGCCGCACCGACCGGGGACAAGACCCCGGCCAAGACCAAGAACGCCCAGCTCGAACTGGGAGGCGTGGAGTCCACGGCCTCCAGCCAGGACCTGTTCGGGGACATGGAAGACGTCGTCGAGTACGTCCGCGCCCTGTTCTACGGACAAGAGGGGTCGGGTAAGACCACCGCCGCTCTGCTCATGACCAAGTACGGCAAGGTGCTGGTGGTCGACGCTGAGGGTGGCCTCAAGAAGAAGGCCCTCGCGTCGCAGGGCGTGGACCTCAGCCTGGTCCGCACGTGGCCCCCCAAGGGTACTGCGGTCACGGCAGGCGGACTCGACAAGGTGTACGACACCCTCAAGGCGGACCTCGAGAAGGACCCCGAGTCGTGGGCCGGGATCGTCATCGACTCCGCCACCGACACGGTTCAGGCGCTCACCGCCCAGGTGTCGAACAAGCGCATCGAGCGCAACCGCAATAAGGGTGCCGAAATCGAAGAGGTCGACGAGTACTTCACTGATGTCGCCGACTACGGCACCATGTCGAAGATGTTCGTGGACAAGCTCCGCAAGTTCCGCGACCTGCCGCTCCACGTGGTCTACACGGCCCTGGAGCGCCGCGACGTCGACAAGAACACGAGTGAGGTGAGCTTCGGTCCCGCCGTCACGCCGGGTGTCGCGACTCCGCTCCTCGGCTACGTCGACATCGTGATGCATTTCTCGGCGGACGACGGCGACGCCCCGTTCCGCTCGATCAGCAAGCAGTCGGGCAAGTACCGGACCAAGGACCGGTTCGGCACCCTGCCTCGTGTGCTGGCCTACCCGACGATGCCTCGCATCATCGACTACATCGAGTGCAACCTCGACGCAGCCACCGATCCGCTGCAAAAAGAACTTCCCGCTCCTCGGACGGGCAAGAAGAAAAAGGCGTCAGCCGACGACGCCCAGGTCGAGGAAACCACCCCGACCGACGCCACCGCCTGATCCAGGCAACGAACAGAGAGAACCAGAATGCCCAAGCTCAGCAAGAAGCTCACCAAGTCCGTCGCCAAGGCCGAGGCCCTCCAGGGGTTCAGCCTCATCGAGCCCGGCAAGTACTTCGCCAAGCTCAAAGACGTCGAGGTCCGCGAGACGAACGCGGGCGGCACGATGTGGGTCGCGGTGTGGCACGACATCCGCCACGTCAAGACCGGCAAGAAGGTCCCCGGCCAGCAGTGGCAGAACCTCAACCTGCCCATGGACACCATGCCCGAGGGCTACACCAAGGGCGAAGAGAAGTTCAAGCAGGCCCAGGACATCTCGGCGGGTCGTCTCAAGGCGTTCTTCGAGGCGCTCGGCTACGAGGTCGACAGCGACACCGACGAGATGATCGGTGAGGTCGCGGTCATCCAGATCGCGGTCCGCACGATCAGCTCCGGCTCGCGCCAGGGTGAGAAGGCCAACGAGGTCAACGGCGTCGAGTCGGCCGAGGAGTTCGGCGACATCCCCGAGTCGGACGACGACGAGGGCGACGCCGACAGCGACTACTGAGCGCTGACTCAGTAACACAGTAACACCCGGGGTGGCTACCGGTCCCAGCGTCACTCGCCCATGTGGGCTTCACCACTGGCTGGCGAACTGGTAGCCACCCCATCCATGTACCATCCCGATCAGGAGTCCCATGAAACTGAGCGCCTCAACCACAAGCCGACTGCGGTCGGCGGAGGCTCCCACCACTCTCACAACTTCGATGCTCGACTCAGCCCTGTCCCTCGCGGAGCAGGGCTGGAATGTTTTCCCCCTGCGACCTGGATCCAAGGTACCGCTCCTCCCGCGCGCCCACCCCAAGGGTGAGAAGTGCAAGGGTGAGTGTGGACGGGACGGTCACGGTGCCTATGACGGCACGACGGACGTCGCGAAGATCAGGCGCTGGTGGAGCGAGAACCCGCAAGCGGGCGTCGGCGCTAACCTAGGAGAAGATCGTGTCGCATTCGACATCGATATCAATCACGGAGCACCCAATCTTGCGTCCTTTCCAGACACTCGTCGCCACCTATCTGGACGGGGCAACGGCAACCACCACAAGATCTACCGAGTCGAGCCTGGCACGGCTGGCGGAGCTATTCGACCAGCTGTCGGAAGCATGTCGTTCGTGGCAGGTATCGACATTCGAGCGGGCCGTGGATCCTACATCGTCATGCCCCCCAGCCTTCACGAGGAGACGCGCCGACCGTACACCGCCGACGCCGTTCCCGAACACACCCTCACCGACGACGAGGTCGCTGCAATCTGGGCTGAGGCGGGTGTCGAGCAGTCGGCCACGTCTAGAGCTGCCGCCCGGGGACTCAGCATCGTGGGTGGTGCTTCACGGTCAGGTCCGGGCGGTACGGGCAAGCCTGGGCACCTCTCGTCTCTGCTCGCTGACCCCCCTGCGGAGGGGGGCCGCAATGAGTGGTTGGCTCGTGTCGCCGGGCACTACGCTAAGATTTACCGCGACAAGCGCGACCTTTACGACGCCCACGTGTATCAGGCAAACCAACTCCTCAGTCCGCCACTCCCAGACGAGGAATACTCCAAAACCCTAGAGTCGATCTGGGACACGGAGGTAGTTTCCCACCCCGAGCGTGGCGCATCGCTGGAGAACGGCTGGTTGGTCGGGAACAAGCGCACCCTGTTCTGCCAGATCGTGGTTCAGGAGGGCGAGGACAAGCGAACGGACCTGGCTCCGTGGGGCGACTTCGACATCGAGGCACTGGGTGTCGCGGTGGATGAGGTGGACAACCGCATGTACTGGGTCAGGATCTACTGGCGCGACCGGGTCATGGACACCACGCTAGACGCCTCCGTACTGGGGGACGACCGCGCGATCCGCAAGTGGCTGGCCTCCCGTGGTCCCACCTTCGACCCGCCGTTCCAGGCCGCGCCTAAGACGCCTCCGGGCGTGCGCCTGTCGCGGTACCTTGAGAGCCAGCGTCCGCCTCAGGTTTCCATCGTGGAGACGCTGGGCTGGCACGAGGACCTCAAGAAGTTTGTGACCCACGACGGCGGCATCACGCCGGACGGTCCGATCACCAAGGAGGAGGCGGAGGTGGTGGCCGACCCGAAGCTGGTCGAGCGCGACCTCGCCCCTTACACGTACGGTTTCGCCAAGGACTGGGATGAGGCCCAGCGCGTATTGAATGAGGTGCTGTCATTCCAGGACACGACAATCACATCGATCTTCGGAGCCTGGTGGGCGGCTTGTTTGCTCAAGCCCCAGATCCAGGAGCGAACCTCTCTGTTCCCGTTCTTCGGAGTGGAAGCGACCTCGGAGTCCGGGAAGACGAATGGCTTCTTCGACCTGATGGTGGCGATGAACGGGAACACTCGCGGACAGATCGTCCCCACCCGCCCCGTCCTGCGAGACTACGCGTCGGCGAACAAGAACGGGATCGTGTGGGCGGACGACCTGGACGACCTCAGCGCCTACGGCGAGCTATTGCGCGCCTCCACCTCGAACGGCACGGCGTCGAAGATGGACATCGACCGGTCGGGGATCAAGAACACGCAGGTGGTCGCGCCGATCCTGATCACGGGTGAAGCCCTTGGTATGAACTCGCAGAAGGCGCTGGCCGACCGGTCGGTGGTGGTGAACGTGCCGTCGCCTAAGGGTCGCAAGTCGGTGCACGGCAACTACCCTCAGTGGGATGACGTGCTCGACCTTCAAGCAAAGTACCCCCGCCACAATGGGGGACTCTCCCAGCTCGCGGGTCATTACGTGCAGGCCGCGCTCGGGTACCGCGACGAGGTCATGTCCGCGCTGAAAATGGCGAAGCGCCAGGGCAGCGGGCGGCACGCGGACAAGCTGGCGGTACTGCGGGCGGGCGCGTGCCTGCTGGACGCCCTCTGCGGTCACGACGGGGCGTGGGAGGGCCAGGGAGAACACTACGGGCGGGTGCAGGCGTGGGCGGAGGAGGACGGCGCGCAGTCGCTCGCAGCCGACAACGCCCTCACGCTCAAGATCTTGCCGTGGGCGTGCCAGATCTTCACTGGTGACAAGCCGGTCGAGCACACGATGGGCCGGTGGCAGGGAATTGATGCCCCGGTATTCGTACGCAAGACTAAGCGTCGCACCGACGGTGGGGAGGGTCTTTCTTCTCCTGACGAGCCGACACACGAGGTGTGGTTCAGCGTGCCGCTCCTGTCCCTGGCGTGGGCGCGGGATCACGCGAACCGGATCGAGGTCCGCACGGAGTCGAAGGACGCGTTGACGCAGCAGGCGACGGCGCTGGGTGTGGATCGCGGGAAGGCGGTTATGGTGTCGGGCACGGGTCGTCGTGGTTGGTACCGGCAGTTGCCTCCTGAGTACGCGAGGGTTGTGCTGGAGCGCGCGGGGGGTTAGCGGCGCTACAGCGGGCGCGGTGCTGCAGTGGCTCGGGAGCTGGGAAACCAACTCTCGGGCCACAGTAGTATATACGGTATCTAGAGATCAACCTCTGATTCCAATTACCCCTCTCCCACGGGGTATGCAGCACCCTACTCAGCACTCTCCGGCAACCGCCGCTGTATCGCTGCCAACATTACCTTACCCCCCAATCCCCCGGAACGACGGGATCTCATAAATCATCTTCAAAAACATATACAGCACTACAGCACTACAGCACTACCTACGGCCCCCCACGTACGCCCTGGCCCGGGTACGCTCACGGGCGTGCCCGCCCAACCCCTGCCGCTCCGGGGCGCTGCTGCACCCCTATTGCGGTCCTCATAACCTATATGGTATACTCGTGGTATGGCAGACTACACTACACCTTGGGACCGAATTGACGACCTTGAGTCGGCTACCACCAGTGAGATCCTCACGTCGGTCCGCAAGGTGTCCAACACCCTGAACTCGATGCGTAACAAGATCGACTACGCGAACCAGACTGAGGTTCATTCTCGGCTGGGCCTGCGGCAGATCGACGAGCACAACGTTCGCGTCGCTCAGTACCGGGCGGGGTTGGTGTACATCGCGGAAATGATCCGCGAGCTGCTCGCCCGCTAATGCTTCACGCGAGCCGCAGGACCTACTACGCGGGGTGCCGTTGCCAGATGTGCGTAGATGCTCACGCTTACTACAAGCGTGCAATGCGCAAGCAGCGTCGCGAGCGGCTGGCGCGGGAGGTCCCTGACCACGTGCACGGCACGGTCAACGGGTACAATAACTACAACTGCCGGTGTGATCGTTGCCTTACCGCATACTCTGAGTTCTGCAGGTCGGACACACTTGCGCCGGAGTCCTGAGTGTGGTAGGCTAGGGGTATGACAGTCCGCACGGTTCCCACCGCGCTCGTGTCGAAGCAGCACCCGAATGAGGCGCAGCTGAACCCCGAGTCGGTGGCAGCATTTGAAGCTCTCCAGAAGGACCCACACACGTGGGTTGTCTGGCAGAGCGGCTTTGCCCATCACAAGGCAAGCAAGGCGCAGGCCTACAACCTGCGTAACGGCAAGCGCCAGAAGCTCCTCACGGCTGGCCACGACCTGGAGTTCAAGGCTTGGAAGGATCCCGACACGGGTGACTACCAGGTGATCGCCCGGTTCGCAGGAGGCGACGAGTAGTGCCACTCCCGATCCAGGAAGCTCGTCGCACTGGCACCATCCTTCCGTCCGAGCTGCTTGAGGCGTACGTCCACGCGTGGAACATCGAGTCCCCCGTTGCCGTCGACACTGAGACTTCTGGTCTGTTTGTGGACGACGGCGCTCGCGTGTCCACGGTCTCGCTTGCGTTCGCTGACCCGCTGGGCGTCTGGGCCAATCTCTTCGAGGGTCGCAGCTGCGAGGGCGCACTCGACGGCTGGTTCACGTACCGAGTGGAGGAGGTGGCACCTGGCTACAGTGTCCCCGTCGCGTCGTTCGCTTGGCCCTTCGACCAGGGAGTATCCTTCACGGATAAGCCCGAGGACGATGGGTATGCCACTATGTGGCCGGACGCCGAGAACCTCAGCCGCGAAGAGTGGGCGGCGCTGTTCGAGTTCCTGAGGCTAGCGGGCCAGGAGACTGGCTTGGTGTTCCACAATGCCAAGTTCGACCTGCACATGCTTGAGGCGGGGACCCGTCGTTGGCCCGGCCTGGGGTGGGACCTCTCCCGCCTTGTGGTGGCGGACACGCAGAACACGGTCGCGTTGCTCTACCCCACACTGGCGCTGGTTTCCCGGATGGGCAAGCTGGCCCCTACTACTTCGCTCAAGCCGAACTCGGCTGCGTTCTGGGGTGAGGCTGAGACGGACGAGCAGAAGGTGATCAAGGATTACCTCCGACGCAAGAAGCTTCCGAACGGGCGCTGGGACCTGATGCCGTGGGATGTGATAGCGAAGTACGCTGACCAGGACCCCCGACTCACCTTGCGCATCCACCTCCGCGCCGAGCATGACATCCAGCAGGGACTGGTTGGCACGTGGCTGACGGGCACCGGCAATAAGTTGTCGATCCAGCAGGCGCTCGACCGTCGCCTCGACACGACGAAGTTCCTGTACCGGATGGAGCGGCGCGGGTTGCCGTTCGACACCCAGGGTGCGTTGGTCGCGTCGAAGGAGTTGCGGTACCGGTCGGCGCAGATCGAGGACCTGTTGCCGTTCTCCCCTGCTACACTTCCCCGGGCCAAGCAGTACTGGTTCGGGGACCGAGACGAGGGCAACTTGGGGTTCCCGCCTTACGCGGAGACTGACAAGGGTGCCCCTAAGGTCGACGGCACCGTCGTCGATTACATGGTGCGTGACAACATTCCGGGAGCAAAGGAATGGAAAGATTTGCAGAAGCTCGCGACCGCCGACTCCAGGTGGTACGCGGGCTACGCCGACCTCGCAGGATCCGATGGGCGCTTGAGAACCTCAGTCCGGCAGAACGGGACAGTTTCTGGTCGGTTCTCCGTCGAGCGCGTGCAACTGCAGGCGATCCCCCAGAACTACAAGTTGTCTTCGTTTACCGTATTGGACGGCGTTCCTACTCCCCGCGCCTTGATTGGCTCAGGAATATCCTCTGGCTGGAAGATGTGGGAACTGGACTTGGCTCAAGCCGAACTCCGGGTCGCCGCGATGTACGCCAAGTGCCAGACGATGCTGGACTTGATCGATCAAGGCGCAGATTTGCACGGCGAAACCGCCAAGCAGCTGTTCGACATTTCCCCCGACGATCCTCGCTGGGATCAGATGCGGTCCGTCGCAAAGCGATCAAACTTCAGCCTCATCTTCGGTACGGGGTGGGAGACGTTGCAGGCGGCAATCGAAGAGCAAGTCGGTATCCGGTTGTCGGACGCGGAGGCCGAGTCGCTGGTACGCGACTGGAACAGGCTGTACCCCGAGTACAAGCGGGCGATCTACGAAACCAAGGCAGTCGTGGAGCGGCGCATGCGTTCGCCCCAACATGGCCGTGGAGTGGGCTGGATCGACACGGTCAATGGCGAACGGCGCTGGTTCGTTCCCGGCGAGGACACGCACAAAGCCTTCAACCAGCGGGTCCAGCCCAACCTCGCCCAATTCGGGATCGACTGGTGGCTCAAGGTCGAGCGACGCCTAGTCAAGAAGTTCGGCGACGATCCGGTTACCCTGGACGGCGTGTACGTCGGCAGAGTGGGCATGGTTATGACCATCCATGACTCGATGGTTCTGCTTCTGCCGGACACGCCTGAGTCCCTCAAGATCGTCGAGCATGCTCAGAACACGGGTCGCAAGCTCTGGGCGAAGAGGTTTCCTGGGGTCCCTGGCGACATCGACGCCAAGCCCTGGAACAAGTAGTCCCGCACCTGCGGGCACACTAAGGAGGAATAATGGCAACAGCATTCAAGGTGACGGACGAGCTGGTCGAGGTGTTCACCGAGGCCTTCATCGCGTACGACGGCGGCGGGGACCCCGCGACCCGTGCCGGACTCGAAGCGGTGTCCGCCGCACTGTAACCAGTACTTGACAGTATACTAAATGGTATGCTAGACTGGTCACAGGTCCGGAGGCGAGAGGTATCACGCACTGTCGATGTGGGAGCAAACTAGCGGCTGACGAGTCGCCGTCCCTGAATCCCCCCCAGATAGAAGTTCGCAGGTTCGAACCCTGCCTGGACCCCGATACCGCAGAGTGCGGATCAAGAAGGAGCAAAATGAGTATCATCGACGTGGTCGCGGGAGCGGCCTTCGGTTCGGAGGGCAAGGGCCACATCACGGCCCAGCTCGTCAAGCGTCGCCTCCGCCAGGAGCAGCGCACGGTCGTCAACGTCCGTGTCGCCGGTCCGAACGCGGGGCACACGGTCATCGACGACCGGAACCAGGCGTTCGCGCTGCGATGCGTGCCGGTGGGTGCGGCAATCGCGGCTGAGGTCTGGCTGTACATCGCGCCCGGGTCGGAGGTCGAGCTGGAGGTCCTAGCGAAGGAGGTCCACGAGCTGCGCGAGGCTGGCCACGCGGTCGGTCGGCTGTACGTGTCCGGCGAGGCCACCCTGCTCGAAGATCACCACAAGCAGGAAGAGACCGACGCAGCACTGACGCAGCGCATCGGCTCGACCGGCAAGGGGATCGGCGCGGCTCGCGTGGACCGGCTCATGCGGTCGGCCAAGCGCATCTGCGACGACCCCGCTGCGGTGGACTTCATCGAAGCCCTCGGCGCGACGGTCGTGGACGAGGCCGAGGCCAACTGGCTGGTGTCGTGGGCGGAGACGCGCAACGCGGCGATCATCATCGAGGGCACGCAGGGTTACGGCCTGGGCCTGCACGCGGGGATGTACCCGACCACGACCTCGTCGGACTGCCGCGGGATCGACTTCCTGGCCATGGCGGGCATCATGCCGTGGCACCGGGGCGTCACCGAGACGAACATCGTCCTGGTCGCAAGGGTCTTCCCCATCCGTGTGGCGGGCAATTCGGGTCCGCTCAAGAACGAGCGCACCTGGGACGAGCTGGGTCTGCCCGAGGAGCGCACGACCGTCACGCAGAAGATCCGGCGCGTCGGTGAGTGGGACGGCGAACTCGTCGCCCGCGCGGTCAAGGCTAACGGCGGCGGTCAGCGCGGCATGAGCATGGTGAACGTGGGAATCGCCCTGACCATGGTCGACCAGAAGTTCCCGTTCATGAAGGACCGCACGTCGATCCGGCTCATGTTGAAGGAGGCGGAGCAGTCGGAGCTGAACGCGATGACGAACTTCCTCAAGCAGGTCGAGTTCGAGTCCGGCGCGGAGGTCATGGCCATGACCACCGGCCCCAACCACATCATCTGGAGGTAATCATGGCTGGACACGAGAACGGCAGGGAATACTCCGTCGCACCCGAGCCGTTGGAGAACGCGGCTCAGACCCCGGGTTACCAACCGCCCGAGAAGATGTACACCCTGGCGGAGGCGATTTCGATCATCGACTCCCGCCCCGTCCCCGGCGTCGCTGAGGAAATGAACGAGCGTCGGGCCGACTGGGGTGCTCAAGCCTCCGCGAAGGGCCAGTTCATCAAGACGGCTGAGCGTCTGCTCACCAGCCGTGATGAGTTCGACGCCCGTGACTCGGCGGCGGACATCGCGGACAGTCTGCGGTCGTGGTGGCTGGACGTCGCGTCGCAGGAGGTCGAGCCGCTCATCGCGAAGATGTTCGAGTACGGCGGCGTGGGTCGGTCGAGCGACCTGGTCGAAATCGGCAAGAAGATGGTGCGGCTCGGCGTCACGAGGCAGAAGTCCTTCGGCCCGAACGACGACCACACGTCGTACGCCGAGCTGGGCATCTACTTCTACATCGAGGGCAAAATGGCGCGCTGGTCGGCTGCAATCGCGGAGGGTCGGCCCGTCTCGGACGACACCCTCCTCGACATCGGCATCTACGTTCGCATGGTTCAGCGGATCCGTACGGTCGGGGGGTGGCCGGTATGAGTCCCTCCGCCGAAACCGACGCTGAGTACGAAGAGCGTCACCGCAAAGAGTGGAACGCCCGGTACAGCCGGGCACTCGCCCAAGCGCGCCAGAGCCAGGAGTTCCTCAAGCTGCTCCAGTCCAAGCTGATCGAGGACGACCTGGACATGCTCGCGGCCCAGAACTCGCGGGCGGTCATCCTGTCGGTTACCGATCGCCTGGACGACATGACGGTCAAGGAGGTCAAGACCATGGACGGTCGGCTGATGGACGAGTTGATCCGTCTGGAGGCGCGTCGCGACCTGATCAACCTCACACGCGAGACGATGCGCAAACACTCGGGCGTGGGTGCCCCACTCACCGACTAGTCCGGGTTACGCCTACGTCGAGCGCAACGTGCGCACGATGTCGGCAATCGGCGGCGTATATGATATGCTGACGGACCAGATAGTACACGACCACGGCGAAATCCTCCGCGAGGGGGGTTTCGCCGTGGATCTGTACTGGAGGTACCGAAGCATGGGTCACACACCAGACTACACATATCGAGAGATAAGGGCAAGAATGAGCGACGAAATCCTGATCGAGCTGCTGAACGCGGACGCGACGTTCCCCACGCGCGGGTACGACGACGACGCGGGCATCGACCTGTACACCTCCACGGACATGTGGATCAATCCGGGTGACTCGGTGGACGTGCCGACCGCCGTCGCGATGCAGTTCCCGCCCTCGGTCTGGGGCATGCTGGTCGGTCGGTCCTCGACCCTCCGCAAGCACGACCTGCTGGTGAACACGGGGATCATCGACACCGGCTACCGGGGCGAGCTGTTCATCAACGTGCACAACCTGGGCAAGCGGGCGTTCAGCGTCCACAAGGGTATGCGCCTGGCTCAGATCATCCCGATGTCGAACCTCGCGCCGAAGCTCCCGATGCGCATGGTCGACTTCCTCGACGAGCACGAGCGCGGTGCGCACGGGTTCGGGTCCACTGGTGTTTGAGGGCGTGGTGTTCGATCCTCGGCCCGAGGACCGCGACTTCGAGCTGTACGTGAACATGTTGGCCATGGATCGCGAGGCGGAGTTGCGGGAGCGATTTGTACAGGCGCTGGAGGGCGTGTACCCGGGACGGCCCCGCGAGGTCCTGGAGAATGCCGTCGCGGAGCGCGTGCGCATGCTGGGGCGTCCGCTGTGGCTGGACGAGGTGCTAGCTATGGTGGGGGTTCTCCTGGACCGTTACTACACCTACGGCCCGCCCACCACGCCGTGCGTACTCCGGACTTGTGCCCCGGTCCCGGATGTGCTAGACTAGTTCTACAAGCACCGCCCCCCTTCCCGATTCAGAAAGGCAATACCGTGGCTGACACCATCACCCCCGAGACCGAAGCCGAAGCCGTCGCGACCCCCGCGAAGGTCAAGGAGCCGATCAACCCCCAGGTCCCCGCCGAGTTCAAGAACGCCGAGTCCGGTCGCTACCTCCCCGGCAAGGACGCCGCCCACAAGTCGCAGGTCGCCAAGGCGATCGTCGCCGGTGGCAACCGCGACAAGCTCCTCGCCGAACTCGGGTCGGACAAGCTCCGCGAGGGCGCCCTCAAGCAGGTCGAGAACTTCTACCAGAAGATCGGCAGCAAGGGCACCGCCGGGTTCGTCAAGGTCAAGACCGACGAGTTCGAGGCCCGCAAGCTGCGCGGCGACGGCGGCGTCTGGTTCGACGGCGACAAGGGCTGGGAGCACGTCGCTTCCGACTCCAAGATCGCCAAGACCTTCGAGTCCCTCGCCGACCGTGACAAGGCCGTCGAGGCCGAGGCAGCCGCCAGCGAGGCCGACGCCAGCTGACCTCGCCGTCAACGCGTCTGTGGTGCCCCGGGGCTAAGGTCCCGGGGCATTGCAGTCTCTTTGAAGGACAAAGCGAGGGATACTGTGCTGGAGCAAATCAAGACGCAGGTGCAACTCCTGACGTCACCCATTCGTCACGCGTTTTGGCAGGACCCCGAGGTCGAGGGCGACGCCCGGGTGTTGCGTACCACGTTCGCGCCTTCGCTCATCGACCAGCTCGACGCCTCCATCGGTTCAGGTGGGGGCACAGGCGCGGGCGGTGTCGGTGAGAAGCGGACAAGAAATATCCTAGATTCCGCTGCGGTGGAACTACTGACAGAGATAAAAACAGGTATAGGTGCCCTGTGGATAGAAGAATATAGGGGTAGGGACAGAAAGATATATACTGTTCCCCCGAAGCTTCTACTGAACGACTGGTTCCGGCTGCACGCGCGTCGGTACGTTCAGGACGGGTTCGTGCCGGACCCGCACGAGGGTGAACGCCAGTTGCGTATCCTCCGAGGCTGGGTCAGTGCGATCGAGTCCAAGTTCGACCCGCCCCGCAAGATCGAGCTGCTGGTCCACTGCCCGGGCCTGATCGAGGTCGACGGTCTGTGGTACGACTGCCAGGAGCGGTTCTACTACGACCCAGCTGGAGATAGATCCTCCGCCGTTGTGGCGTCAGTGACTTCGGACGGTCGAGTCTACGTGGCGTGCAAGGTGTGTAAGTCCTCGTGGCACGGCCCCCGTGAGCTGGGCGAGCTGGGCGGTGCTCTGGGCCTGGACGTGGCGGCGGCGCTCACGGCGGTGTCGTCGGAGGCGGACGAGAACGCAGCCGCAGCTGGGGCGGAGTCGTAAGGTGGCCCGGCTTCGAGGTGGCCCGGCTTCGACGACATCAAAATGGCCCGGCTTCAAAATGGCCCGGCTTCGACGGACCTTCTGGTCGATCGCGTTCAGCCCTCGGTCTTGGTCAATATTCGGCTATTCGGGTATGGGCGCGTTCTGCGCATGGATATACCTCAAACTGAGTGGACTGTTATAGACATACAGATGTGCCCCGGCCGTTTCGGACCGGGGCTTCTGCTTAGTCGTTGTACAGCTTGGACTGGATCCCTCGCACGACCATGCTGAGGTGTCGGCGCGTTGTGACGCTGGTCGAGTGCGGGAACAGAACCATCCAGGTGCCCTCGCCGGGCGCGTCGAGGTCGGGTTGGAAGATCGCTATGACTGTGCTGTACGAGGTGACCTGCAGCTGCTCGTAGTCGGCGTCGTCGGGCGTCATCCACTCTGCCCGTAGGTTACCCGCGTCGAACGGGATGTTCTTGCGGATCAGCTCGGGGACGTCGGACTGGTACACTTTGCCGGACATGTACTGCTCCTTGTTGTCTGCGCGCGCCGTGTGCGCGCGTCTGCCACGAGTATACCACACATATTGCCCGTGCCGCAAGCAGGTCCACGACACGCCCGGGCTGCACGGGGACTTGCGGACTCAGAGAGGGCGTGGTATACTAGTTGTAGACAGGGTGGAGGTACCGCCCGCAGAGAACCAGGAGCACACCATGACTGAGAACACCGTCACCCTCGCCAACTGCAAGTGCGGCTGCAAGCAGCAGGTCGGAAGCGTCGACAGCTTCTACCGCCCCGGCCACGACGCCCGCCACGCTGGAGACGTCGCCCGCAGCATCCTCGACGACGGCGACCGCAAGCACCTCGACGCGCTCCCCACGGACGCACTCAAGGCCAAGTCCGAGGCCCTCGCGGTGAAGTGGATGACCGCCGCCGAGGCCAAGGCCGCGAAGAAGGCCGAACGCGAGGCAGCCAAGGTCGCCAAGGAGGCCGAGGCCAAGGGCGAGCAGCCCGAGGCCCCCAACAAGACCCGCGCCCGCCGCGAGCTGGCGAGCATGAAGGAGCGGTCCGAGAAGGCAGCTGAGAAGGCCGGTGCGACCAAGTGATGACGGTCTACGGGTACCGGTTCAACTCGACGTCCCCCGTGGTCTGGACTGACTGGACCAGCGAGGAAGCTATCGCCATGGCCAAGCAGCACAACCTGATGATCGTCGCCCAGGAGCAGGCCGCGCTCCGGATCGTGAGCATCCGATGAGGTTCCGCACAGGGTTCCAAGTCCAGGTGAAGATCAGCAGCGCCGTCTGGTGGACGGTCAAGGAGGTCGACGGTGTCGCAGCGAGTGCAAGGATCGCAGAAGAAACAGCCCAAGACGAGCGGCGAGATGTCAGGGTGGTTAGCCGCGAGGGTAAGGTGACCCACAAGATCGTCCAGTCGAAGTAACACCCAGGAAGCCCCGGACTTGCGCCGGGGCTAACCTGTGTGGTATACTAGGTGTAGACAGGGCGGAGAGCCGCCCGCAGAGCACAAGGAGCAGAGCATGGACGAGAAGCCCAACACCAAGACCAGCACCCTGATCGAGTTCATAGAAACCGAAGTGGTGCGCGAGTTCGTCGAAGTCATGGGTTACAACGAGGAAGACTTCGAAGAGACCGACCTCATCCACGTGACCATGTTCTACACCCACCGCATGACCAAGCAGGGGTGGACCCTGGAGCAGCTGCGAGAGGTGAAGTGGGACGCGGACACCTGGAAGCAGGTGCTCAACTGGGGCGAGGGGTACAGCGCATGACCGAGGAGCAGAAGGCAGCAGAGGTCGCGGACCGCGAGCGCCGACTCGAAGAGAACCACGGGATGATGCCCGAAGAACACGAACCGAAGGAGAAGACTCCCCCGCCTGGCCGTGGCGAAAAGGGCTACGACCCCAACCTCCAGGCGAAGCCGAAGCCATGGCCGATGGGACGGGTGCTCGCGGTCGCGGCAGTGCTGGCGGGACTGATACTGGGCCTGGCCAACTGCCAGGGATGGAACTACCAAGACACCCCGCCCGTGGGCGACACGCAACAGACCATAGATTGCGAACTGAGGGGGATGTGCTGAGGGAGGGATAAAGACAAGGATAGATAGGGATAGAGATAGGGATAGATATAGGTATAGTACCCGACACGCCCGGGCTTCACGTGGCTTGTGCTGGGGCGAACTGATCTGATAGACTAGCTCTTGCACAGGTGACGAGTACCTCCTGGATCGGGACGCACGGCACGACGCACGACCCCCAACCCTCATTGCTCCGAGGGTTGGGGGTCGACCTGTACCCGGGGGTGACAAGATGAGCGCCACTAGCGCCCGCAGCCGACGCTACCGCCAGATCTTCAAGGCGGAAAAGGAACGGTGCCGCACGACTGGCGGCAAGTGCTGGATCTGCCACCGCAAGATCGACTGCTCAATACCGAGCGTCGAGAAGTGGGGATTCAGCCTGGACCACGTAGACCCGACGGTGTTCGGCGGCGACCTGGAGCGACTGGCCAACCTCAAGTGGGCACACAAGCGGTGCAACAGCAGGCGAGGCGACGGTACGAACAAGAACGTACTGATCACCAGCCGCAAGTGGTAAGAAAAAAGAAATAATAAAAAATAAAATGGCCCGGCTTAAAATGGCCCGGCTTCGAACGGTCTTCTTGCCAATCTCCACTCAGCCGGGTCGAGACAACATATGTTGTTGGGCCGGTCGAGTCAGTGACTCCCAGCTGGCATTCAGCTAAGGCTCAGCAAGCTCAGGGTTGCGCCGACGCCCGCGATGTGGTACAATCGCGCGCCCGCGCCCGCTCGCGCCGCGCGGACAGAGAGGTCCGGCGACACTCAGCGAACTCACAGCAACCCGTTATCAGCTAGTTATCTCCCGGACTTGCGCGGTGGTCCCCGGGGTGATAGACTGGTGGTACACCGGATCGAGGGACAGGCCCTCGGCAGGACACCACAGGAGCACACAATGGCCACCACCGCCCGCACCCCCCGCAAGACCGCCGCCACCAAGACCGCCGCGAAGACCCCCGCGACCGCCCCCGCCGCCGCCCAGTGCCTGTGCGGCTGCGGCCTCCGAGTCGCCCCCCGCCGCTCGTGGCTCCCGGGTCACGACGCCCGCGCCGCTGGCGTCGCCGCCCGCGCCGCACTCACCGGGGACACAGCAGCCATTCAGGCGCTCCCCAGCGAGGCCCTCCGCACCAAGGCCGCCAACCTGGCAGCCCGCTGGGAGGCCGCTGCGAAGGACAAGGCCGACCGCGCCGCCGAGCGCGCCGCCGCCCGCGAGGCGAAGCTCGCAGCCGCCGCCAAGTAGACTCACAGCTGAGTCACAGCAAGCCGTTACAGACCCGTTATCGGCGGGGGGGTTGCGAGACCCCCCGCCGGTATGGTAGACTGGTGTTAACAGATCGGGGGAGCCCCCCCGGCAGGACGCAAGGAGTAAGACCATGAGCCCCCAGACCATCGCGAACGCCCTGATCCACGCGATCCAGGACTACGAACGAGACGGCGGCGACAGCCCGCTCCTCGACACGGCTGTGACGGAGCTGAAAGACCTCTGGAACGAAGCTATGGACAACCTGGACGCCGACGCCACGCGCGACGCCCACGCGACAGTGATCATGGCCCTCGGCATCGAGGCCGTCGACGCGTACGGGATCGACGCGTGAGCGCCGTCCGCCGCGTCGCGGCCTCCGTCGCCGTCGCCGCCGTCCTCGCAGCCGGGATCACCGGTCTCCTCACGTCCGCTCCCGTCGAGTCCGTCGACGGGCCGTCCGCCCCCGTCTCCGAGTCGATCCCCCGATGCCACCACGACGACTACAACGACGGCAGCCAGGACCGATGCTTCACAGTCAACGTCCAGACGGGACAGATCCTCGTCATCGACAGTTCGGATGAGGTCATCAGCTAACATACAGCGGAGACACAGCGACCCCCACCCCCACTCGCGGGGTGGGGGTCAGCCGTGTCCCATCCAGAACACAGGATACACACAGACACGACCCAGTGGACGTACAGCTAGGACTCAGTTCCCACGCTGTCCGTCCGCTGGGTCGCAGTTGTGTTCGCGCTGTGCGTTCGCTGGTCGTTAGCTGAACGTGAGTTGGACGTCGTACTACCGATCGGATCTGAGTCCCGACCGTACGTCACCTGAACGTGAGCTGGGCGTGGTACTACCGACCCCATCTGCACGTGGACTGTACGTTGTCTGAATGCGGGCTGTGCGTGCGGTCACTGACCGCGGACCGTACGTCCGCTGAGTGTGGGCTGTGGGTTGGCTGATTGCGAGCTGCGTTCGCTTAGCTGTGAGTTGGGTGTGTGCAGTCTGTGAATCCCCCGTGTGGGTTCTGTGCGTTCGCTTTGCTTTTGCTGAGTTCGTTCTACTGAGTTTCCGCTGTGTGTTTGCTGAATGCGCGTTGGGTGTGACCTGGGTGACCCAATACCCGGGGGATAACCCGAAAAGAAGCGCGCGCGGCTGACCCCCTGGGAGGGAGCCTTTCTCTCCCCGATAGCTGTTGAAATGGTTGGAGGTCAAACCTTGGCTGGTCCCAGTGCAGGTTCATTTAACCTTGGCCCCCGAGGCAAACATCTTTACAAAGAGATGCACCGAACGTACAACTTCGACCCCATCCAGCAGGAGCTGTTGGTCGAGGCTTGCCGCATCGCGGACACTCTCGAAGAACTCAATAAGATGATGACAGGCGACAAGTCGGCCTGGATGTGGATCAAGATGCCACGCAACGCCGACGAGCTGATCCTGAACATCGACGACGTGGCCAACCAACGACGACAGTTGCAGTTGGCCTTCAAGACCATCACTGCAACCTTGACCGTGGCCGGGGAGGGAGCGGGCCGAAAGGACGTACCCAGTGACCCTGTTGATGACATCACCCGAAGGCGCGAGGCTCGCATCGCTGAGAGACGAGCAGGGCGTGCTGTGGGGGAGCCAAACTCCTAGGGTTCGACTCGCTCCTGAGTACAGCTACTCGGACGGCTACGACGCAATCGAGCTGGCCGAGTCGGCTGGCTTGTTCCTCGACCCATGGCAGCAAGACGCCGTGATCGACACTCTGGCCCACGACGACAACTCGATAGCAGAGAAGTGGGCCTCCTTCGAGGTGGCGTACCTCGTCGCTCGACAGAACGGCAAGGGCTCAATTCTTGAGTGCCTGGAGTTGGCTGGACTGTTCCTCCTGGGTGAGCGTCTCATCATTCACACCGCCCACGAGTTCAAGACCGCCGCCGAGGCTTACCTTCGAGTATCGACGCTCGTCAAGAACACGCCGTCTCTAGACAAGAAGGTCAAGGGTTACCACGGCTCGCACGGTGAAGAAGGTATCACCCTCAAGAACGGGCAGCGACTGCGGTTCCTGGCCCGCTCCAAGGGTTCGGGTCGTGGCTTCACCTGTGACCGTCTGATCTACGACGAGGCGTATGAACTGCCCCGCTCGTCGGTCGCCGCGTCACTCCCGACGATGTCGGCTCGGCCGAACCCCCAGCTGATCTACGCTTCGTCGGCTCCCCTGGACTCCTCCGAGGTGCTCAAGGGCGTCCGGGACCGGGGTCACGGCAAGCAAGGCACCTCCGCCAAGCGCCTGCTGTACATCGAGTTCTCAGCCGACCCCAAGGGGTACGACCTGGACGACGAGGGAAAAAGGATCCCTCTCGACCTGGACGACCCACGGGGACTGGCTGCGGCCAACCCGGGAATGGGTCGTCGCACCTCCGAGGAGTTCGCGGAGTCCGAGCGTGCGGCCATGGGCGACATCGAGTACGCCCGAGAGCGCCTCGGAGTGGTGGACGACGCCGAGGTCAACGCGATCCTCAAGCCTGAGAAGTGGGAGACACTCCGTGACCCCCGTTCCACGCTCCTCGATCCCGTCTCGTTCGCCTTCGACACGAACCCCGAACGAACCTGGTCCACAGTATCAGTGGCTGGTCGTCGTACTGACGGCCGCATTCATACTGAGGTGGTTGAGCGACAGCGCGGAACAGGCTGGTTGGTTGACCGGCTCGTAGAGCTGACCGACGACTGGGAGCCTGCTAACCTGCTGGTTGATGCGATGTCCCCGGCAGCGTCGCTGATCCCGCAACTGGCCGAGCGCGGTGTCGAGGTCACCACGACCAACACCCAGCAGTACGGTCGGGCGTGCGGTAACTACTTCGACCTGTACGACCAGAACCGACTCCGCCACACCGGCCAAGCTCCCCTCACCGCCGCCTCCGAGATTGCCACCAAGCGCATCCTCGGCGACACGGGGTTGTGGGGCTGGGCGCGCAGAGATTCCACCGACATCACCCCGCTAGTGTCATCGACGCTGGCGGTTTACGGGCACGACCTAGCGCTCGCAGAACCCGATGAAGAAGAAGTCGACTCCACAGTGGTGGTGTTCCGGCGTTAACGAAAGGAGGCCGCGTTGGTAGACCGACTGAGCCGGGAGCTTGAATCCCTGGTCGACACTCACATGCAGCGTCTCACGACGGCACGACCGGAATACAGGCGACTCGACAAGTACTACGAGGGCCTCAACCGACTCTCCCAGCTCCAACTGGCGATCCCGCCCGAGCTGGAGCAGTTCGTGGTGTTCGTGAACTGGTGCCGCAAGGCGGTCGATTCCGTCGAGCACCGGCTCAACCTGATCGGCTTCCAGCTCCCCGGCACTTCCAAGATCGACGAGAGCCTCCAGGAAACCTGGGACTACAACAACATGGGCGCTGACGTGACCATGGCGTTCCTCGACGCGCTGTCGCTGTCCGCAGGGTACATCGCGGTCGGCGCGAACGAAGAGGACCCCGAGCACCCGTTGATCACGGTCGAGTCGCCGGATGAGATTACTCACATCCGCGACACCCGCACTCGCAAGCTGTCGTCGGCCTTCCGGTCGTACGCACCGGTCAACGGGATCGACCAGTCCGCCACGCTCTACCTCCCGAACGAAACGTTCTGGCTGGAGCGCGACGGCAACATGCGCTGGTACATCGGCGACTACGACCAGCACAACCTCGGTCGCGTGCCGGTCGTCCCGCTGATCAACCGACCCCGGTCGCACCAGCTTCCGAACTGGAAGATCCCGGGCGTCAGCCAGATGCACGACGTCATTCCCATCGTGGATGCCGCCGCACGTGCCCTGACCAACGCTCAGGTCGCTCAGGAGGTCATCGCGACCCCCCAGCGCGGCATCATCGGTGCTACCAAGGGTGACTTCGTCGACGAGTCGGGTCAGCCACTGCCGATGTGGGAAGCCTACTTCGGTTCCGTGTGGGCCGTCAGCAACCCCGCCGCTCGCAGCTTCGAGTTCTCCGCTGGAGACATGAAGAACTTCGAGACGATCGTCAACCTGTACGCCCGTCAGGCGTCCGGGGTGACCGGCCTCCCGCCGAACTACTTCGGTCTGGTGTCGGACGACGCGGCTTCGGACGCGGCAATCCGGTCCCGGGAGACGCAGCTCGTGAAGCTCTCGGAGCGCCAGATCGCGAACCTGTCGAACGACATCAAGTCCGTTGGACAGATCGTCGACCGGTTCAAGACGGGCGACTGGAACCCGGACCTGCGCAAGCTGACGCCGGTCTGGCTCGACGCGGGTACTCCGACCAAGGGCCAGGCGACGGACGCAGCGGTGAAGCTCTACGAGGGCGACATCCTCGACCGCGAGTCCACGTGGGAGGAGCTGAACTACTCCCCGGCCAAGATCGAGATTCTCAAGAAGCGGTTCGAGGAGCGCGACAAGCTCCAGCTCGCCCAAGCTCAGCAGATCGGCGTGAACGGCCTGCTGGACGAGGTCGGACTCGACGAGAACGGAGAGCCGCGTGCAGACGCTGGAGACACTCGCACGGGATCACTACAGCCGACGCCTTAAACTCTCGGAGAGGGTTACGACCCACACCCTGAGGCTTTGGCAGACGGTGAACTTCAACGAGTTGGACGCGAGCTGGGATGGACTCAGCCCGAGCTTCAACGACTTGGTGAGTAACGGTGCGGTCGCTTCGGCCACACTAGCTCAGCCGTTCGTGGAGCGCGCGGCGTCCGTGCAACAGTTCGCAGGCCAGTCCGGCGTTACCGACCCACTGCTGTACGGTGAGGTAGCGCCGGACGGGCGGGCACTGAGGCCGCTCCTGTACGGCGCGGTCACTACCACGAAGACGGCGACCGGCGCGGGGTACTCCCTGGAGCGCGCGGCGGCTAGCGGCGCGGCCTTCTTGGCTGCAGCCGTCAAGACCGTTATTCAGGACATGGGCCGACAGGCCGACATGGTAGCGTCGAACGCACGCGGGTTCAAGCACTACACCCGAGCTATCAGCCCGGGCGCTTGCTCCCGATGCGCCGTACTGGCGGGAATATACTCCTCCGCCGTGGCGTTCCCCCGGCATCCAAACTGCAAGTGCGTCGCGGTCCCAGTGCCCGACGACCCCAACAAGCGCGGGTCGGTCGGCTACGAGTCCGTGGACGATTACTTCGACTCGCTGTCGCGGGCCGAGCAGAACCGGATCTTCACCAACGCAGGCGCTCAGGCGATCCGCGACGGTGCAGACCCCAACCAGGTCGTGAACGCTCGACGCGGGGCCGCTGGAATCCAGTACGGTTCCCGAGACAACCAGCCGCAACCCCCCGGGCGTCGGCTGCAGCGTTCGATGATCGGCGTTCGCGCGGACGGCACCCCGCTCATGGTCTACACCACGGGCGAGGGTTCGACGCGGCGCAGCAGCTTCCGCCGTCAGGAAGGTCGACTCTTGGACGAGTCGCGCCGGACGACGCGGTACCGGCTAATGCCGGAACAGATTTACGTGATGGCAGGGAACGACCCCGAGAGGGCGCGTGAACTGCTCATCAGGTATGGGTACATCTTCCAGTAAGATGGACCTGGGCTGGGGAGGGATTCCCCAGCCAACCCTGACTTACGGGATGTTTGTCAGGTTTCACCCTCCAAAGGAGAAGCAACATGAGCAAGCAGAACCAGCACTTCGGCCCGGAGTTCAACGACACCCCACTGTACGGACCGGCTTCGGTCTCGTTCGCCCTGCGCGGGATGCGCTTGGAGAACGGTGAGGGTGGCGACGGCACCGGGACCGGTGGAGAGCCGAAGGACGACCCCAAGGACGACCCGAAGGACGGCGAGGACCTCACCTCGCTCAAGTCGGCGTTGGCCACGGAGCGTACCGCTCGGCGTGCCGCTGAGAAGAAGATCGCGGACGACGCCAAGGAGGCCCAGAAGAAGGCCGACGCGGAGCTGTCCGAGGTCGACCGACTCAAGAAGGAGCTGGCCGAGAAGGACGGCGAACTGTCGACCTTCAAGATGGGCAAGCTCCGGGCGGATGCCGCCAAGGAGGCCAAGCTTCCGACCGAGTGGGCGAACCGCATCAGCGGCGACACCTACGAGGACATGCTGGCCGACGCGAAGGAGCTGGTGAAGCTCGTTCCGGGGGCCAAGCCCCCCAAGGCCGACCCTTCCCAGGGACGCAAGCAGGACCCGTCGGGCCTGAACAAGCGTGACCAGTTCGTCGACACCATCGACGACCTGTTCGGCAAGTAACACCCCACTTCCCAACACTACAGAAAAGGAACAACATGGTTGACATGGCAACCACCACGAACGGCGTTCTCCTGCCGTTCGAGGTGTCGGGTGAGATCTGGCAGAAGACCCTGGAGGCCTCGGTCGTCCAGCAGCTGACGCCCCAGATCGACCTCCCTGGTGGCGGCGTGGCCGTCGACATCATCACGGGTGACCCCGTGGCCGAGTTCGTCGCGGAGACGGCCCTCAAGCCCGTCTCGAACGCGTCGGTCAGCTCGAAGCTGATGTACCCGCACACCATCGCGGTCATCGAGACGTTCTCGAACAAGTTCAAGCGGGACAAGGGCGCGCTCTACAACGCGCTCCTCTCGCGTCTGCCCCGTGCCCTCGGTACGGCGTTCGACCGCGCGGTGCTCTTCGGTGAGGGTGCTCCCGTCACCAACTTCGACACCTTCAAGAACGTGTCGACGGTGAACATCTCGACCGACCCCTACAGCGGCCTCCTGACCGCCCTGGGTTCGGTCGTCGACGCCGAGTCGGACGTCACCGGCTGGGCGCTCAGCCCCGCCGCTGAAATCCTGCTCATGGGTGAGGTCGACAACCAGGGTCGCCCGCTCTTCATCGACGGCGTCAACAACGCCCGAGGCGTCGGCAACCTCCTCGGTCGTCCGTCGTACAAGCAGCGCGCCGTCGGTCGTGCCGGAAGCACCGGGGTCGCTTCGACCCTCGGCTTCGGTGGCGACTGGGAGTCCGCCGCGTGGGGTGTCGCCGACGGCATCTCGATCGACATCAACGAGAAGGGTTCGGTGACGATGCCCAACGGCGACGTCATCAACCTCTGGCAGCGGAACATGTTCGCCGTCCGGACGGAAATCGAGATCGGTTTCCGCTACCGCGACGACGACCGGTTCGTCCGCCTGACCGGCCCCGTCCCGGCCTGAGAGAAGGAGAACTAAATGGCTCCCTCGATCCTGCCCCCCAAGATGGGTACCCGCCGCGAGGCGGTTCCCATGCAGGTCAGCGACGAGCGAGCCGCGAAGTTCCTCGGCCTCGGCTGGACCCTCAGCGACGAGGACTCGGACTGGAAGGCTCCCGAGCCGCCCAAGTCCGAGCCTCGTGAGCTGGAGGTCAAGAAGATCAACGACGGTGAGGACTCCAAGACCGGCAACGGTCTGGACCTCACCGCGTTGCCTTCGGGACACGCGGTCACCGCTCCCATCGTGCAGGACGACCGCCGCAAGGTGGCCCCTGCCGACCCCACCAACGAGAACCTCCCGGGACTCGCTGGTAAGACGCGCGAGGTCCTCCTGGGCATCGCCGCCGCCGAGGGCATCGAAGTCCCCGACGCAATCACCAAGCCGCAGCTCAAGGCGCTCATCGAGTCCAAGCGCAGCGGCGAAGAGGTCGTCCCCGACGAGTCCGACACGGACGACGAGGACACGGACGGCCTCGAACCGATCGACGACGACGAGTCCTCGGACGACAAGTAACACCTAACGGAAGGACCGCTTCAATGGTAGTCAACAACCCCGCCAGCGTCGAAGACGTCAAGAAGCGGTCCTTCCGTCCCCTCACTTCCGCCGAACAGACCACGGCAACCACGCTCATCGAAGATGCGTGGTACCTGCTCATCGGCTACCGCTCCGTCGTCGTTGAGAAGCTCACCGACGAGACTCAGCCCGAGTACGCGGCATTCAAGCACAACGTCGTGCGACTGCTCGCCAACTCGGTGCTCCGAGTGATCAACAACCCGGACGGCGTGTTCGAGGAGCAAGGCGACGACTACCGGTACCGGCGCGACCAGGCGGTGTCGTCGGGTCGGCTCTACTTCCTCAACGAGGAAATCTCGGAGCTGCTACCGACCGGCACGGACGGCGCGTTCACCATCCGACCTGCACGGGTGCCGGGCGTGCGCCCGCCCCTGCCGGACGACGCGTATTGGGACACGCTCAACGCGTACGGATCGAGGTACTAGTGAGCCAGCGCACGACGATCATCCGGGGCCGCATCTTCAACGAGCGGCTCATGACCTCGACCTGCATCATCGAGCGGGTCACCAGCAAGAGCCTGAACCCAGCGTCGCTCCGCAACGAGGACTCCAAGCAGTTGATCTACGGCGACCCCGACAACCCCACTGACCTCGAAAAGGGCAAGTGCAAGATCAGGATCGCAGCTGCGTCGGCGGGCATCCAAGAGCGCGAACCCATCGGTCAGCAGATCGCGATGCAGGAAAGAGTGCTCTCTCTGCCGGTGGCGGGAACCGAGTTGGTTCGCAAGAACGACATCGTGACTATCCTCACCAACCCTGACGACGAGGGCCTCGTCGGCCACACCTTCCGCATCAAAGGGTTCGGCACGCAGACCTCGGCCACGGCGCGGAGGTTCTCAGTCGAGGAGGCCAGCTAATGGCAGACATCGAGTTCGACGTCACAGAGCTTACCACGCTCGCGGCAGACATCAATACGATGTCGGTACGCGCAGTGGACAACGTCGGTAAGGCGCTGGAGGTCACGGCCAACAAGGTCAAGGCCATGGCAGCCTCGGGCTACGGCGGTGGCCACTTCAAGCACGTCGGCAGGGCGATCAACTACGACATCAAGTCGAACCGCGACGGGGTCGAGGTCGAAATCGGTGCGGACCGTGGAGCAGTACAGGGCCGGTTGGCTCACTTCGCGGAGGGTACCGGAGGCGACTGGACCGGTGCCCGCAACTTCGGCGGGTACCACTCGCTTGAGCGGTCGTTGGCCAAGAACCTGGAAGACTTCCAGTCGGGACTAGCAAAGGCGGTACTCGGTGGGTTTGGTAGCTGACGTCAACAGGGTGTTCCTGGAGCGCCTGCGGTCCGACTCGCGTCTCACCGACAAGGTGTACATGGGTCGCGCGAACGACATGGACGCCGACGAGCCGAACGACGGCGACGAGTTCCCGCCGATCCCGCTCCCGTACGTGATGGTTTTCTCGGACGACGGGGAGTTCAAGTCCGACCGGGCGAGCGACGACGCGGTAAACGCCGAGTTCACGTTTACGGTCAACTTGGTGGGAGACACCACCATTCAGATCCAAGCCATGGCGGATGTCGTGAACGACCTGCTGCTGGACTGGCGACCGAATGTCCCCGGGCGTCGGTCGTGGAAGGCGAGAAAGAGTTTCTCGACTCCGAACAACATGCAGGACGAGCTGATGCCCGCCCTCATTTACACAGTGGCCGACTGGTCGCTCCGTTCAACGAAGGGAAAGACCGATGTACGTCCGAGTCCGTGACAAGGAGACGCGTCACCAGTTCGACATCCTCGAAGAGAGCTTCGACGACAGCAAGCACGAGTACGTGAAGACCGGTACCCTCAAGGGCACCCGCGCTCGACCCAAGCCGCCGAAGCTCAATCAGAGCTACCTCGGCAAAAAGACCACCTCGCCCGCCGACGCCGAACCCGACGTCGACGAGGACGAGGACGAGAACCCCGGCGAACCGTCCGGTGGCAACGAAGAGAAGAAGGAGGTCCACTAATGGCAGGTGGAGCAATCCCGGAGAGCATGCCCTCGGACGGTACCCTCAAGGTGACGTTCGTTCCGGTGTGGGACGGCAAGGTGGCCACGCTCGAAGGCGCGACGGCGCAGGACCTGTCCTGCTACCTGACCGCTGACGGCTGGGCACCCGGCACCGACGAGGCGGTCGTGACCGACTCGCGACTCTGCACCAAGCAGGAGTTCGAGCAGCCCGGTCGCGTCACCGAGACGCTGGAAATCACCTACGTCTGGAACACGGACGTCGAGGAGGACGAGGCCCGCCAGACGCTCAAGCGCGGCACGGTCGGCTACCTCGTCACCCGATGGGGCATCGACTACCAGGACGCGTACACCGCGACCCAGGAAGTCGACGTCTACCCGATCAAGACCGGCATCGCGCGGAAGCAGCCGCCCGAGGCCAACACCGTCCACAAGATCATGCAGAAGGCCTTCGTCACCGGCGAGGTCCTCCGCGACCAGAAGCTCGCCGCCTGACCTGACCGCACTTGCGGTAGGCTAGCCGGTCTGCTATACTGGGGGGTGCGCGTTTTCAGCCACGGGGCGCGCACCTCCCGCTTCACCCCTACCGTGGCACTACCCGTGGAAGGTACCAATGTCATCCCTTGACGCAAAACTCGAAAAGGCGCAGTTCGCCTATCGGGACCTCAACTTCTGCCTGGACGGACGCCTGAACAAGCTCCGTGACAAGGCACTCGCGGAGCTGTCCGCCGCGACCGGTCGCGCCGCAGCGACCGACGAGCGCAAAGACCCGGATGCTCGCCTGAGCAGCAACCCGGTCGCCGCCGCCAAGAAGAAGCTCGACCAGATCGAAGAGCAGATGAAAGACCTGCTCGTCACGATCCGCTTCACGGCGGTCAACAACGGGGTCTGGCAGAAGCTCATCATCCAGAACCCGCCCCGCAAGGGCAACGCCGTCGACCAGGGCCTCGGGTTCAACACCCAGACCTTCTTCGACCGCGTCTGCCGGGAGACGGGCAAGCTCGTCGAGGAAATCGACCTCGACAACCCCGACGACGCCACGCTCGAACCGATCAGCGACTCGCAGTGGGACAAGCTCAGCGAGTCCTTCACCGCTGGTGACTGGGACCGCGTCGACATGACGCTCATCGAGCTGAACCAGCGCGACGGCCAGAAGGACGTCGGCCATTTCGTGCGCGCCTCAAAGGAAACCCGCGACTCCGAGCCGACCTCGGACTAGCGCGCGACCTCGGGATCGCCCCACGGCGTCTCTGGGGCTGGGAGCCGACCATCACCACCGAGTACCACTACGGTGATGATGGTCGGCTTCTGCGTACCACCTCGCAGTCCGAGCCTGAATGGGACGACGAGCAGTACAACCTGATGATCGCGTTTGTCGATTATCAGGGCAGCATCCATGAGTGTGGGCACCCGCTGGACGAGACAACGTCCATTGAGGCTGACCGTGACAACATCAACGGCGAGTATTACTACGAAGCCGGACTGCCAATTCGGTGCCACGCGTGCACCGCGATTGCGCGGAAGCAAAAAGAGTACCCGGAACATGATTCCGCCCGCCTGTGGGTGGCGAACCGGATCGAACGAGATTAACTAAACAGCTGGGAGGCTACCGTTCATGGAACGTACCGTCAAAGTTCGCCTCCTAGCACAGGTCAACGGCTTCGTTGGTGGCATGGCGGAAGCCAAGAGGTCCATCAGCGACGCCCGCACCGAGATGCAGAAGATGTCGGAGGAGCGCCGCGCTACCTTCACCGACATCGGCGGTGGTATGGCGGCTGTTGGTGCCGCCGTTCTCGGCGTTACCGGCCTGGCCGTCAAGAGGTTCGCGGACTTCGACGAGCAGATGTCGTACGTCGAGGCGACAACCCGAGAATCGGCGGGGGCCATGAACCTGCTGAGGGCTGCGGCCCTCCAGGCAGGTCAAGACACGGTGTTCACCGCCGTGGAGTCCGCCGCCGCCGTGAACGAGCTGGCCAAGGCTGGTGTCTCGACCGCCGACATCCTGAGCGGTGGCCTCACCGCCGCCCTCGACCTCGCGGCTTCGTCCGGCATGGGCGTCGCCCGCGCGGCTGAGGTCATGGCCGGTGGTATGGGGATGTTCCGCCTGGCGGGAACGGACGCGGCGCAAGTCGCGGACCTCCTGTCGGCGGGTGCCAACAAGTCCATCGGTGAAGTCGACGACCTCGCCCTGGCCCTCCGCCAGGTCGGCCCCGTCGCGAACCTCACCGGCCTCTCCATTCAGGACACGGTCGGCACGCTCGCCGCGTTCGCTTCGACGGGTCGTATCGGTCTTGACGCCGGTACTTCGTTCAAGCGTATGCTCCAGCTCCTCACCCCCCAGTCGGCTGCGGCTGCTGCGGAAATGAAGCGCCTGGGGATCTCGGGTTACGACGCTGCTGGTGAGTTCATCGGTATCGTGCCTCTGGCCGAGAACCTCAAGACCTCACTCCGCGGCCTTACCGACGAGCAGCGGAACGCGGCCCTCTCGACCATCTTCGGTTCGGACGCTATCGCCGCCGCCTCGGAGCTTTACCGCCTCGGCGGTGACGGGGTCCAGGAGTGGATCAACAAGGTCAACGACACGGGCTACGCGTCCGAGAACGCTGCGCTGCGACTCGGCAACCTCAAGGGTGACATCGAGCAGTTCGGTGGCGCGCTTGATACCGCTCTCGTCAACGCGGGTTCGAACGCTGACGGCCCGCTGCGGTCGTTGGTCCAGGGCGCAACTGACCTGGTCAACGCGTACTCGAACGCTTCGGACCAGATGCAGGGTTCGGTGTTCTGGATCGCTGCGGTCACGGGCGGTATCGCGCTGCTGGCCGGTGCGTTCTTCCTCGCGGTGCCTCGCATCGCGGCGTACAACGAAGCGGTCGGTATTCTGACCCGTTCGATGCCCCGACTCGGCTCCGCTATCTCGGCGGTCGGCAAGGTCGGCGGCTGGGTTGCGGTGTTCGTTACGGCGTTCGCGGCGATTCAGACCTGGAGTGACTCCGTTAGGGAGTCGCTGCGGATGAACGCGTCGGAGCTGAACAACCTGGTGTCGACCTCGACCTCGGGTGCCAACACGCTCAAGAACGTCCTGACTGGGATGTCCGAAATTCAGTGGACCAAGAACGACAACAAGGACTTCCGTACGTTCAGCTACGGACAGAAGGAAGTCATCGACAATTTCGGCATGATGATCACCATGCTGGATCGCTACAACGGTACGATGGAACAGGGACAGTGGTGGAAGAAGAACAACCAGCTGGAAGACTTCAACACCCGCATTCAGGGGTTGGGCCAGTCGCTGGCCGACCTCGCCGTCTCTGACCTGCCCGCCGCTCAGAAGTCGTTCGCCCAGCTCGCAGAGCAGACGGACGGCTCCGAAGAGCAGATCATGGCGTTGCTCAACACAATGCCCGCTTACCGGGATGCAGTGGTCGACTTGGCCACCACTCTCGGTGTGGACGCCACCGACGCTCAGTCCATGATGAACCTGGCCATGGGCGAGGGAGTCGAGGGTGCCGCCGCTCAGGTGGTTTCGCTCGGTGAAGTCTCGGCTGCGGCTGAGGACACCTCGGGCAAGGTCGCCGACCTGGCGGAGCAGATCACCAACTTCGGTAAGGCTACATTCGACACTCGCGGCGCGCAGCAGGACTTCAACTCGGCCCTGCTCAACCTGCAAGAGAACTTCGACGCCTCGACCGAAGCCGGTCTGGCCACCACGGACATGCTGGGCCTCAACACCAAGCAGGGCATCGAGAACAACGGTGCCCTCGACACGCTGGCCAACACGACCAACAAGTACGCGGCTGCAATCTGGTCGCAGACGGGTTCGTTGGAGCAGACGGGTGCGGCGCTCGACGCCGGTCGTGCTAAGCTCCGCGAGTGGGCCATTCAGATGGGTTACCCCATCGACCAGGTCGACTCGTTCGTGGACTCGCTTATCGCGACTCCGGCCACGGTCAGCACCCAGGTGCAGGTCAACGGTATCCCCGCCGCTGAGGAAGCGATCAACAACGTTGCTCGTTCCCGCGCGGTGGCGCTCAACATCCGGGTCAACGAGTCCATCAGCGCTGAGAACCGAGCTGGTGGTGCGAAGTCGACGGTGGGTGGCGTGCCTTACGCTACCGGTGGTGCAATTTACGGCCCCGGTACCGGCACGTCGGACGAGGCGGGCCTGTTCCGGCTCTCGAACGGTGAGCACGTGCTAACCGCGAGAGAGGTCGCCGCGATGGGCGGACAGGCGGGCGTTTACGCGTTCCGCAGGTCCATCCGCAACGGCGGCTCCGTGACCGACGCCCCGCTCTCGGCTGTGGGTAGCCAGGGCCTGGGAGCGCTTGCGGCGGCAAGTCCCGTGGTGTCCTCCGGCCCGCCCATGGTGCCGGGGGGTGCCGCGCCTGTCACTACCGTCGTCCACGTCCCCGCCGCTGAGGTGCAGGTCATGATCGACGGCAAGGGTCTTCCGCTGGAGGACATGATCGACGCTCGCATCGCTAAGAACAACCAGGACCGGAAGATGGTCGTCAGTAACGGAAAGGCAAGGAACTTCTAAATGCTGATCAACACCGTCAAGAACCCGTCTGCAGAAACCAACACCGCATCGCTCGCCCCTGGTTCGAACGGTGCAGTAGGAATCTCAACAGACGCGGTGACCGGCCTGGGTGCCAGGTCGTACTATCTGCAGTCGAACACGGCAGCGCAATCCTCGTTCGGCTTGGTCGCCTCCGACTACGGGGTGGCCAAGCCGGGCGAGCGTTGGCACTTCCGGTGCCGCGCTCGTCTCGGGGGCATGATCGGCGCTCGTCGCCTCCGAACAGACCTGATCTTCAGGAACGCTTCGGGGGCTGCGTTGGCGTACATCCCAGCTGCGGTGGACTTCATCCCTGACGGGGTGTTCCACCGTTGGCTAGGCACGGCCAACGCGTCAGCGTCGGAGCGGTTGGAAGCCGGTGCTCGCCGGGTCAACGACATCACCGACCCACTGTTCACGAACTCGAACGCGTGGTACCGCAACCCCAGCGCGACCTACGACTTCGCTTCAGTTCCGGGCGCGGTAGTCATCGGAGTCACCACCGCTTTCCCTGCTAACGGTGCCTTGGTGACGTACCCTGCACAGGGTCAGGCCGTGGGCGAGTTTGGCTCGCCGAAAGCTTCGTCCTACCGCATTACGAACAAGGGTCCCACCGCGGTCAGTTTCTACGGCAACACCCGCGCGTACGGTTCGACGGCGTCCACGGACGGTCCCTCCAGTGCGGATCTTCTGTTGGAACCGGGCGCTTCGGGCGTACTCAGGATCCCCGCTGTGGTGCCCACCGGGGACAACCTGCTGGGTTACCGACCGCTGATCCGGACGCGCAGTGTTATCCCCGCTGGGCATGTCATCCAGGTGTCCGAGGCTATAGGTGAAACCGTAGCCACTAGCAACGACATCACAGGTTCGTTCTTCTCGGGAGCATCGGCCAACACCGGCACCGGTAAGAGCACTGACGTCCTAGACCTGGTGGTTTCCGCTGTCGCGCCCGCTGGTACTGCGTCCGTCAGTTTCTCGCTGTACCGTATGACGGACTACCAGCCCGGGGCCAACGACATCATCTACGTCGACAACCTCATGCTGGTGGAGCAGGACGGTCCGACCCCACCTTACGGGGATGGGTCGATAGCGGGTTGGAACTGGGAGGGCGCGCCTAACGCTTCGCGCTCGCTGAAGCTGGAGACGGCCCCGGTCGTGACCCTCGTTGAGGGTGACAACCTGGCCGGTCCCCGGGCGCGCTTGGCGTTCAACGAACTCCTGCCGGGTACGGTTCGTCTCACGGTGTACCGCAACTCGGACCGCCGACTGTGGAAGGTCCGGGACGCGGTCGATGTGTCGGTCAACGGCAGTATCGAGCGCCCCGACTACGAGATTCCGTTCAACGTCGACTCGGCTTACTACGCGATGCAGTACGACGCGCAGGGAGGCGAGCTGGGGTACACGGAGTCGACCACGGTCAACTTCCAGCAGGACGAAGACGTGGTGTGGTTCCACTACCCGCTCGACCCGAAGCAACGAGTCCGTACCGCATACCGGTCCACGGCTGCTCAGTCCATCGTGCGCCCGTCGCGCGGTGAAGTGGTGCAGATCGAGGGCCGGTCGGTGGGCGTACTGGTGGCGCGCGGTCGCCAGGGCCTGACGGGTGTGAACCTGGACATCGTCACGGAGACGCACGCTGACGCGGACGCCTTCTCTGACATGTTCGGCACGTACTCCGAGCGGCGCATTCCGATTGCCGTAGTGCGCAGCGCGGGTCCGACCCGCATCCCGAAGACCCTGTTCGCGGCGATCATGTCGCCCGAGGAGCAGGACGCCACCGTCCACCTGGGTGGCGCACTGGTGAACTGGGAACTCAAGGCGGACGAGGTTACGCCACCGGCAGAGAGTCTCATTATTCCGCTGTTGACGTACAACGACTTCAACGCCTACTACGCCAACTCCAACTACGCGAAGTTCAACTCGGACTACGCAACGTACGCTCAGGCGAACGTCGATTACTCGAAGGCAGGTACTTACAGTGCGCAGTAGTTCAGCACAGCTGGCTCAGGTCCTGCAGGGGTCATTCCAGACCCGCTTCTGGGCCGACGTCTACTACGACGGAACCCGGGTCCTGGAGGACGCGCCGCTCACCGAGTGCGCGCCGTCGTTCAGCGACTCGGGGGACGTCGAGGGGTCGGCTGAGGCGACCATCGTCTACTCGTCCTCGATTGGTGAGTCGTTCTCGCCTACCGAGGTGTCGGACCTGTTCGCCCCGTTCGGCACGAAGGTCGCGATCTACGTTGAGATCTTCGTGGGGAACGAGTTCAGCGAGCGGGTGCTCGTCGGCTTCTTCCGCATCACGTCGGTCCCGCAGTCGTACGACATGGACGTCCCGTTCCTGGGGCGTTCGATCACGATCAACTCGTCCATACAGCTCTCGTTGCAGGACTCGATGATCGGCATCATCCGTGACAAGTTCACGCGTCCGGCCCTGCCCCTCCCGGGTAACGGGGTGTACGAGGAACTCAAGCGGCTCTCGAACGGTATGTCGATCACTCGGTCGGTGCCGGACGCGGGCATCCCGATTTCGGCGGTCGTCTACGACGAGTCCCGGATGAAGGCGGTTCAGGAGCTGGCCGAGTTGCTCGACGCCAAGCCGTACATCCTGCCGAACGACACGCTCGGGGTTCGCTCCAAGACACCGGGGGAGGTCGTGACCCGCCTGACGTTGGGCGAGTACGGCACGGTGTCGGACCTCGGTAACGCCATGGACTCAGAGGACGTCTACAATGGTGTTTACATCGTCGGCGAGAACGACAAGAACGAAACGGTCGTTCTCGCCGAACGGTGGATCTACGGCGGGCCGCTCCGGTGCGTGAACGGGGACGGTTCGGCGTCGCCCATGGGGCGGGTGCCGTACAAGTACAAGTCCGACCGGGTTACGACGGTCGCACAGGCCGAGGCCATGATCGATGCGCTGCTCGTGCGGGTGTCGTCGGTCCGGTCCGTGGTCGTGCCGGTTACCTGCGTTCTCGACCCCCGGCTGGAGCTGGGGGACGTGGTGGAGGTCGAGAAGGACAACAAGATCGTCAAGGGCCGCATCAAGAACATCAGTTACGGTGCCGGGTCCACGATGAACCTGTCAATGGAAGTCCTGGAGGTGAGCAACAAGTGAGCGACGACCTCGACCTAGTCCTCGACATGATCGGCAGTGTCGTGGACGTCGACCAGTCGGTCGGCACTTACGCCGGTATCATCGACGGCCTCCCGCGCGTCGACTACCAGGGCGTCCGGGTTCCCGCTGCACTGACCGGCACCACGGCGCTGATCATCGGTAGCCAGGTTCGCGTGGTCCGGGTCGCGAACAAGTTCCTGGTGCTGGGCAACTCGGAGCAGAAAGAGCCGGTGGGAAAGGTCCTCTCCCCCTCCAGTGGCGGAAAGGTCTTGATCGAGAACCCGGTCGGCTCCGGCCTCCAGGTCATGCTGCTCTGCACCCCGGACATCGCGTTCAAGGCGGGCGACACGGTGGTCATCGACTGGGCGGCAGGTGGAATCGTCGGGTACCGGCTCACGGCGGCACCGCCTCCCCCGACCCCGGTCACCCCGCCCCCCGGACCGGACACTGGGCCGAAGCCGTTCGAGTACACGTTCCAGGCCGCAGGGTCGGGGTCGTGGCGCTCGGGCCGGTGGGCGTCCGATTCCGTGTACTACGCTCAGTCGTACGGCGTGGGAATGTGGCACTACGGCGCGCAGATCCGCAACACGTTGGCCGACAACGCGCAGATCAGTTCGCTGGAAATCTTCGTCACCGTACTGGAGTCGAGCGGGTCCAACCCGGTTTTCGGCTGGCATGGGTTCGACGACAAACCTGGCGGTGACTTCGGCCTCAACGACGCGTTCACGATCAACGGGCTAACTCGTGGGTTCAGTGGGTGGGTCGGCCTCCCGGCTTCGTGGATCAACGCGGGCCGCGAGGGTGGTTTCGGCGTCGCAGTCAAGGGCGCGGGTTATCGCGTTTTCAAGGGTAGAGGTTCAGACGGTGAGTCTGGGCGTCTCAGAGTTCGAGGAGTGGTATGACCAGACAACAGCAGCTCGGCCCGTGGGGCGAGCCGGTTTACCCGAACGGCTTGGGTGCCGACTTCGGTGGTGACCTCAGCGACATCTCGACCTGGTACGCCCAACGCACGGTTCGTCGGTTCCCGACTATGCTCGCGCTGTCGCAAGCCACCACGATGCAGGACGGGTACCTCGCTCGCGTGGACACGCTCTCGGGCGGCACGTTCATCTACCTGAACAACATCTGGCAGATGGTCCAGCCCGCGACCGTGGCTACGACCGCCGCCCGAGACGCCGCGTTCTCCGGTGGCACTCGCGGGCTGGTCCAGGGTGACCGCGTGTACAACGCTCAGACCGGGCAGTACGAGACGTACTACGGCCTGTACAACGCGGCGACCAACCCCCGAGGGTTGTACACCGCTGGTTGGCTCGCAGACACGGCCACGGCCACCCTCGGCACGGTCGGCATCTACAACAACTCCGGTGGGATCCAGGCGTGGTCGCCCCGGTGGAGCCTAAACGCCGACGACCAGAACACCCCGGACGGTTGGTGGAGCGACGCGGGGGCACTCGTCGGCGGCGGTGACGCTTCGTCGGTTATCAAGCTCCTGCCGGGTCGGTACTCCCTGTTCTACCGAGTGGGCTTCGGCGCTCAGGCCGGTAACGACGCACGTAACATCGCGTTGCTCACGGTCCGCCGCGACCCGTCCGTTAGTTCCGCATCCACGGAGCTGATCCGGGCCACCGCTGCGAACGACGACTCGGGAATGGCGTCGAACTTGCTCACGCTGAGCAAGGAAGCCTACCTCTGGGCGGGCATCATCAAGCAGACGACGGTGACCAACACCACCGCTCGCCTCACCCTCGCACTCCAGAGGCACTCATGAGTAACGCGTGGGGTGGCCACCGCAACGGCCAGATCCCGTTGGGAGCCATGACGGCAGTCCCGGGCGTTCAGAAGGGCGGGTTCATCCGCTCCGACCTCGCAGCTCCGCTTGCGGCCCTGCGAGCGGCGTTCAAGGCCCGGTTCGGGTACGACGTCATCATCCTGGAAATCTACAGGAGCTTCGCGGAGCAGACCCGACTGCACGACGGCTGGGTACGGCGCCTGCCGGGGTTCAACTTGGCGGCGATCCCGGGGTTCTCGCTCCACGGCTGGGCAATCTCGGTCGACTGGGGCGGGCGTGTCGCAATCTCGGGCACCGAAGAGAAGAAGTGGATGGACGCCAACGCTCCGGCGTACGGCTTCAAACCGACGGGTAACGGTTTCTCCCCCAGGGAGAACTGGCACTACGACGGCATCCTCTCCGTGACGGCCAACCTGGCTGGCGCGGGCAACTACACACCCATAACAGGAGGCAACGACGTGGGTACGATCGAACCGAACCAGTTCAACGCGCTGATCGCGAGGTTGGACATCACCACCGGCATCCTCGGCGGTCTGCAGAACGTGGTGAACGACCCCGCCAAGGGCCTGTTCCCCGGGGTCAACGACCTGCGTTCCGAGCCGCGCGAGTTCCGGGTCTTCCGCAACAAGCAGACCGGCGAGACGCGCACGTTCTCGTCGGCGGGCCACTGGTGGAACACCCCCGCTGGTTACCCCGAGCTGCTCGTCTCGCTCAAGCTGTCGCGCGGCGTCGAGATCCTCGAAGAGAACGTCTTCGGCTTCATCGCGTCGAACCTGGTGACGAAGCCCCCGCTGCCCGTCGTCCTGGCCAAGCTCGAAGAGCTGAGCGCCTCCCAGGTCGAGGAGTTCCGCAAAGCCGTCGACAAGATGAACCTGGACAGCCAGGGCATCGACGCCGACGCGCTGGCCTCGTCCATCGCTCTGAGCCTGGCTCCGATGCTGGAGCAGACGGTGAACCACCTCAGCGACGAAGCACTCGCCCAGATCGCCAAGGCGACCGCCGACGAGCAGGCGGAGCGGCTCAAGTCGTGATCACCGTCGACTCCACGCTCGACCGGCGTCGCCGGGCGAAAGAGCGGGTGATCTGGCTGACGGACCTCGTGGTCTACGCGGTGCTGATCGGCAACGGCGTCCTGATCGTGTTCTTCACATCAGACTTCATCAATGAGCGGGTGAAGTGGGAGTGGGCAATCGTCCTGTGGGGACTGAGCATGTCGTTTTCCGGCGTCCTCGGCTTCACGGGGCGGTTGCTCCGCTACTGGACGATTGAAATGCCAGGGGCCGTGTTGGCTCTGGTTTCAGCCGTCGTGTATTGTGCGGTGATCGGATCAGCGGTTTCCACGGGTAGCAGTTTGGTGCTCCTGGGATACGTGATCGTCGCACTCTGCAAGCTCATCCACCGTTACATCGAGCTTCGCATCCTCGTTTCCGAGCCTGGAACCGAGCCGTTCGCGGAGCGCCTGGCTAAGTTGCTCAGGCTAAGGACCGACCTCACGGTCGAGCGTGAGTACTACTAGGGGGTAACGGAAAGAATGGGTGACAACATCCTGCCTTGGATCGTGGCGTTGGGGGGAGCAACCGGCATTGGCCTACTGTTCAGGGAAATCACCTCCGTGGTGACTCTCCTGCGCAAGGGTGTCTCGGCCAAGGAGGATAAACGCAAGATCGATATCGTGCACCAGAGGGACCGCGCACTACGCCGGGAGGCGGAAATGTCGGTACGGTACGAGCACGAGGCATCGGGTCGGCGTAAAGTCCAGGAGTACGCGTCTCAACTGAGGCGCAAGTTGTTTGAACAGGGTATCCCGCTAAACGAGCTGGAACCCTTTCCCGAGCAGCACACGCTGTCGAGGGAAGAAGTCGACGCAATAATCAAGGAGCACAACAATGAGTGACATCAACCCCGTCCCCAACACCACCGACGAGACCGACATCCCGGTCGCGACCGTGGAGCTGGTCGACGCAAGCGACATCCCCCAGACCGCCACGAAGGCGCAGGTCGCCCTCATCATCACCATCCTCGGTGGTGCGCTGTCGGTCGCAACGCAACTGATCCCGGACGGTACCCTCGGCATCGTCCTGGCGATCATCTTCGGCGCGATCACCGCTGCCGGGGCTTCGCTCGGCGTCTACCAGGCGTCGAACTCCTTCAAGCGCTGACCCCAGCGCCGACCTGGTAGGAGGTAGGGCGGCTCCGCCCCGCCGCACGGCCCCGCAGCTCGCGGGCGGTTGCGGCGGGGCGTCCCCCCGCAAATCTACGGCCCCCTGGGCGCGCATATTCCGGCGCGCTCAGGGGGTCTTAAATCTGTATCCAGTACTTGACAAGCTGGTTGACTATGTGATAGGGTGGTGGTATGACATCCATTTTCGCTGCAAAGACACCGACCAATGAGTCGGTCGCGCGGCGGATCGGCCTCACCAACGCAGGAGTGAGCCGCATCCGACGCGGTAACCGCATCCCCTCGAACTCGCGCATGCGTTTGATCGAGGCCGAGTACGGCTGGTCCATTGTCGACCAGTACATGGCTAAGCGCGGCGGAACCTACGCCGCCGAGTTCGAAGCGATCCTCAAGTCTGACGATGCCAAGGCCTAAGCTTGCTAAGCACCAGGTACAGGCTGTCAGATTTGCTGAGGCTACTGAGCGGGGACTCCTCGCGGACGAACCTGGGCTGGGCAAAACCGCGTCAGCCATTACCTCGTACGACGGAGGCCGCAACCTCGTCATCGCCCCGGCCATGGTCATCGACGGCGGGACGTGGACGGACGAGCTTCACACCTGGTCGGACTTCCACGAGGGATGGACGGTAGTACCCTTCACGAGCCTATCGAAGAGAGTCTCCACCGGCAGTGGCGGAACGCGGCCTATCGCGGGTGCCGTTAACCCAGCCTATGCCGGTCCGTGGGACGCTATCGTTATCGACGAGGCGCACTACATCAAGAACCGCAACACCAACTGGACCGCGACCATCGACAAGTTGGCCAAGAATTCGGGCGCTGTGCTGGCGATGACCGGCACCCCGATCAGCCACTGGGCGTCGGACCTGTTCACTACCCTGCGACTGCTGAACCCCAGCGAGGCTAAACCCGGGGGTAGGTTCGGGTCGTACTGGCGGTGGGTCGAAGAGTGGTTCGAGACGGAGCAGTCCAGGTTCGGCGGTGCTCACAGCAAGGACATCGGCGGGCTGTTGGCGTGCAAGCCCAAGTGCAAGTTGCGTCCGGCCCACAAGCCGTGTAAGCATTACCGCCAGTTCATGGCGGAGAACATGGGCGACCGGTTCCTGCGTCGCCTGCGCGACGATGTGCTGGGTGACTTGCCGCCGATGACGGTCCAGCAGGTCAGCTCGGCTATGGACCGCAATCAGTCCAAGATGTACCGGGAAATGAAGGAAGAGTACGTGGCCGACCTGTCCGACGGGTCGACGCTCGAAGCCTGGTCGGACGGCGCGCGTATCAACTTCCTCACCAAGCTCACCACCTCCTCGTGGTTGGTCGATAAGAAGGGACCCCCCAAGGGTGGCAAGTTCGAACTACTTCGCTACGATCTACAACAGCGGTCACGGCCTACTCTCGTCTTTGGTCACTACAGAGACACTGTTGAGGCGTGTGCAGCGGTCGCGGAGTCTGTGGGCGCTTCCGCTCGCTTCATTCATGGCGGGACATCCCGCGCCGACCGAGCCGCAATCGTTGCGCAGTTCAAGGCCGGTCAGCTCGACGTTCTGGTTGGGAGCCTGGAAGTGCTCGCCGAAGGTCTTACCCTCACAGCTGCTGACATGGCAATCTTCGTCGAGCTGTCGTATAAGCCGAGCAGAAATAAGCAGGCTCGTCAGCGGGTTCACCGTTGGGGCCAGACTCGGCCCGTCACAGTCCGTGAGTACATCACTCCAAAGACCGTGGACTCCCGGCGACTCCAAAAGCTCAACACCAAGAACGACCACGAGCTAAGGATGATGAGCGCGGCTGAGTTCGCGCAGATGCTGTAGCGGTACTTGTGCGGTAGGCGACTGGTATGCTATACTGGTGGTACACCGGGACGGACACCCCCCCCCCAGTCTGGACCGGTCAGCAGGGCCGGGGATACTTCCCCCCCTTGGTCCCCGGCCCTGCGATCCCATCCACACAAATAAGGAGCAAACCAGTGCAGGACAACGACTACAACGGCCACACC